GTCGATCTGTATGCAATAGTGGCCCTCCCACCCGGTCTCCCAGATGGTCTTTCCTATTGCTCGGAATGTGGTCTCCGTCTCAAAGTGCATTATCATACCGCACGGAACTCGTAGGTAACCGTGAAGAAAGCCCGCCAAGACTGGTATGATCCCCTCTCCACACTAAGCCATTAGTTCACCACAAACTCGAATTCTTCCCTGAGTTTTCAAAACTACTGCGGAACAATAAACGATTTCACTTCTTCAAACCTGTTCTTGCAATGTATCATGAGTTGACCAAACGCTTTATCCTGTCCTACCACTGTGTCCGTCCCATAAACACACCACACGAAGTATGCTTGCACAGATTGGTCGATAGCATCAATATCATTACTAATGCTAGGGTCCACCATGAAAGTTTTCCGGCGCGGTGGTTGTGTTAACGGGAATGTTAATTCCTGCCAAACTGGTCCAGTACGAGAATTACTTAAATCTCGTATGTAGTTAAGTTGCTGACCCGGAGGCAATGATAAATAACCTTTGATAACGTCTGGGCTATCTATATACCCTATAATGATGTTACCAGGTGTATTTAAGCCGACTGAAGGAATGTACCTAAAGAAAGTTCCTGGTAAATACACTCCTTTCTGGAAGTACCTCCCCACCGTTTGCACAGCAGCGTTAGCACGTCCTGCATTGTTGCCGGGAGCCAGCAGCACAAATCCGTACCCGAGGGTATTACCCACTGAAACAGTAGCAGGTGTGGCATACTCATTTCCTGTAATATTTGTAACATTTTCATTTAATCTACCTCTAAGATTCATGCGCGGACTAGGTTTTGAAAGTTGGTCGACTACGTTCTTAGCAGTTTTGTTATTTTTCACTCGTCTACTATTTCCCATGTGTAACTATATAATCAATGTTGGTAATAAGTTGGCGCTTATCGCCGCCCCAGACAGCCTCGTCGAAATAATTTTCAATAATAATCTGGTTGTCAGGACTTATGCCTGTGCTCACCCAAAAGCTATATCTGCCATAGGCATCTGGCTCAGAGTGCGTTAAGTGCATGCCTTTGCTCATCGTTCTGTAGCACGAAAACTCTGATGTATGCCCTTCATATCGACCACTTGTGCCGAACCTAGACAACATCTGGTAAAATTTTCCGAGAACAGGAACATCAGCGCTAAAAGCCGCTCCACAGTCTGCAACATCCTTGAGCCATCGCCTAAAAGCATCAATGTTGTGTCCAAGATTCACAGATGCACAATCCTTTGCTAAGCAAGTCCGCACATTGCGAACCATTCTCCATAAACTATTGGAGCACACTGGTTTGCACTGACAGAACTCAACTTCCTCAAAATTGTACACAGGTTTCTCGCACTTCATGTTGAAC